CAGTTGACTGTTAATCAATTGGTCGTAGGTTCGATCCCTACCGTCGGAGCCATAAAAAGCCACTAAGCTCAATAGCTTGGTGGCTTTTTTGATTTATTAGCTCTCCAACCATTTCTGTCAGGGTAACGCTTGGGGTAACAAAAGTGGGTTTAATCATCGGATCAAGAACATTGCCTCGACCTAACCTAGGAACTGGGATATTACAGTGTTCAATTGTTAGGCAGCAGATGGAAGGTCTTTGTATTCTTCGACACAAACAGGCTGTACTACTAAACTTGTCCCAAGATACTAAATTTGGCACTTGCTAAGATTGAAAGTCAACGGTTGTTCACCCTCTTTACAACCTGTGCTAGATTTGCCTTAAGGTATTTTGATCAACAACTATTTTGAGTGATGTACAGTATGGCGGTGAACAAGGCGCGTGAAGGAATTTTCGTTAGTTTTCACTACCTTGAAAAAGGCATGAAAGACGAAAACGGTGACTTTGTACGTTATCCTTTCACGAAAGCAGAATTCGAGAAGCTCACGTCAACTATTGTGAATCAGCCTACACCCAACATGAAGGATGAGAATGACTTAGAAGCCATTCGAAGAGGAAAACTCCAACCTTATGAGGCTTGTACTACTCAGGATGACTATACGTTTAGCGGCGTATTTCGTTCAGCATATTGGGGTCACGCATACGAGAACTCAGACAAAGGCCCTATAACTGCGCAAAGTGTAAACTTAAGAGACTTCTGCTTTTTCTTATACCTCGCCGAGAACGGGACGATTTTCGTAGGTACGCAGTACCTAGGAAATTATGGTGGATACACTGTTTTTTCCGACATTCTAAAGAGGATGTTGAAGACTGGCGAGAAAACACAAGTCCGTTCGCATTCAATCGTATCCGATTCCTACAACATGAAAGATACAAAGCCAATCGAAGTAAAAATTGATCTCGCAAACACAGGGAAAACAATTGAAGAAAGGCAGACATTTGGGAGCAGTGGAATGTTAGCCTTCAAAAAATCAGCCGGTGATGAGACCTTTGAACTAACAGTACGGGATAAGTTTCTCTCACTCCTAGGTAGCCCTGTAAGCACGATTAAAAAAGAAATTGCCAGGATAATCAGTGAAAATGAGCTCTATTCAGTTGAAGATGAAGCGATCCAAAACTGTCGGATTGTCGTTCGCAAGAAGAAGGGTGGTCAGCATACCATTTATCTATTTGATCAAGGACACAGAGCAACGCTTTATTCGTTAGATATCCAGCTTGATCAAGATGGTAAACTTAAGGTGCCTCAAACAATCAAAAGCATGCTTGAAAAGTTTGATCAGGAGATAATTCCAAAGTTTTCAGATGGCCACAGTTAAAGAAATCATACAGCGAAATAATGCAACTTTCTATGACTACCAGTCTAAGAAAGTGCATTCTCCATATGGAAGAATGTTGAAATTTCTTATTCTTTCTTTGCTAGCCTCGATCTTATTCGACGACCTCGGCGACAGTTTTTTGAACTCTGTGCTTGCTGTACAATCTATTCTTATTGGCTTTAGCTTTAGCGTCCTATTCTTTTTGGTTTCCGGTTCGATCTCCATTAGTGAACAGGAATATTCACGTGAAAAAAAATATAGGATCGAGCGCTTAAATACGCTAGCAACAGAGCTATTTTACAATGTTGCATACTATAATACAGTATCCATCTTTAGTGTGGTTTTAGCTTTGCTCTTTCTACTTCCTAATTTTTCTATTTTTTCTTCTGTATTGGAAAACAGCTTATTTCAGTCTCTACTTGAGAAACTCCCCCCTGATACTTTGGAAAAAATGCAGGATATTGGATCGCGCTTTTTAACGCTTATCTTTGTTTTCCTGTTCTCCGATAGTGTTTTCACATTTTTTCGCATTGTGAGACGCGTAAACTTTTTCTTTTCTGAAAAGTTAAGCTTAAAAGCCTAGGAGCACTAGTTAAATACACTTGTTCCAAATTCTAGGCTTCCCCAAAATTTACTGTCGGTTGTCCCATTGTCTGCTCCGATAAGTGGCTTCGGACCTCTTTATCTTGCAATGATGGGCCGTTTGTGAGGCTGCCACTCACATTTTTTCGCCTTCCCAGTCGACCAATCGCAAAGCCTGCGACGGATCGATGCCCGCCTCCTTAGCCATCGCAAGACTTTGTACGATCACGCCAAGCGCCCGCGCCCGGCCAGCAGCATCAAACGCTTGAAGTGGTCGCATAACATCCAGCTTCACAGATTGCCCCAACTTTGCAGATGCCTCCAGTTCGATCATCGCCGCCGTCGGCATAAGCGCCCACTGGGCCAAATGCCGTTGCGCTTCCCTGACCATTGGTCCGGTGGTGGCGAAATTGCTTAGTCCGGGTAGAACACCATATGCCATCTCAATTCCGGCCCGTGCCGCCGCCCACGTTTCGCGTGTCATCGCCTTTGACAGATCAGGCGTCACGTCTTGGCTTTTCCAATCCTGTGCTGGCGCAGGCCCGCCAGCAGCAGTAACAGCCACACTTTCCCTAATCAGCACCCTTCCCCGGTTGCCTCTGAACCCCCGCGCAAGACTGTCCATGTCCGTTTTCGGTGCCTCTGGAAACGGCACAATCTGCGACCCGATAGGCGCATTGGAGTATACCTCGGACAGCGCCGTTTCCAACGTGTGTAATAGCCCTGCCGTCAACCGCGAGCGTCGCAGTGGCGATGATCCGACGTAGGGCATTGTCACGTCACACCCGATGCGGAAATGAAGCACTTCGCCCGCCAGAACTGTCTCTGTCTTGCCGCCCCCGGTGTCAGCAATGCCCACGCGATAAGCAAACGGCTTCGAATAGCGCGTGGTCAGATCCCAATCGGAACATGGGACAAGGTCATCGTTGCGGATCACGAACACCGCCTCGCCGCGCAAGGCCAACGCCCGTGCAGTGAGCGCCAATGCACAAGGCGTCAGCAGATCCGTCCCTGATACATCCGCAAGACTCAGGCCACCTTCCCACAGGCTGACGCAGCCTTGAACGCAGCCGGTCAGCTCAGCCAAGCCTTCGACGCCGCTGATATAGTCAGCGCGTGCCTGCATGATCTGCGTTGTGTAACCAGAGCCGCTGGACCGTGTTTCAATTTCCGTCACTTTTTTCTTGAATGGCCACATAATCAAGCCCTCCGATATGGGCGCAGCAGATCGCCAGCGCCGCTATACTGGATCGCCCGCGCGACCCATGCAGGATTCCGGTCAACTTCAAAATCAAGATTGTCACCTATGCTGGTTCGAACAGACGATGCACCCGGTTCACTTGTACTTTTTCGCGCCCCTTCCAAATATTCTGCAAGTCGTCGGAACGCTTCAAGGACGGGTGCAGGTGTATTACCAGCGCCGACATGAGCAATTATTCGGTAGATACCGGTTACCGGCAGACAATCGCCAAATGGCCCATCCAGTAGCGTCACTGGCTCCCAAGCATCGCTTCCCCAGAGTTCCGCCATGCGGGACACCACAGGCGTCAAACGAGGGTGCCACTTATCCCCGCTATCACCGCGCAATGTCCACACAACCTCCCGCACAGTGAAGCGGTAGGCGGTATAGGCTTCGATCCTTGCCCAGATTGCAGCCGCATCCAGCGCAGCGGCCGCCGTTGATAGGCCGCTAGGTGCATCGGGATAAACCGCCGGGACCGCCTCAAACTGTTTGATCACGTCTATCATGTCACGCCCTCCATCTGTTCAAGGTTCGGTGTAGGCCATCGCCCAAAGCAGCAGTACGGAGCTGGCCTTCCGGCCCCCAGTTCCGCGCTTCAACTTGCGCCTCAGGATATGCAGGCCGGGTTACAACGCTGATTTCGTACAGCAGTGCCGAAAGCACGGTGCGGATGATTGCATTGTGCGCACAGTTCTCAGGGTCCATGCCTTCATCCTCGATTTTTTCAGGCTCAGGCACAGCCCGATTAGGTGGCAACCGGAACCCCGGCGATATGCCAAGGGTCAGCCCCGCCGCGATGCCTGCCAAGATATCTTTGACATATGACACCTCTTGCATTTCTTCGGTGATTGTCGCCGTGAAGGTCAGGGCATCCTCACTGTCCACAAGATCCAGCGTACCAGCGCCACGGCTGGCAAGGGGCTTGTCAAAGCTATGACCGGCAAGGAAATGAATATCCTCTTTCGGATCGTTGACCCGGAAAGCGAAAGCATGGGGCGCAATCACTTCCTTTTTAGGTCTGCCCGTGCGGCCCCCATCACTGAGGACCGCACGTTTGCCATAGGGAAACCGACCTTGCAGCGCCAAAGCCCCGGATGCCCGCTTGCGTAGTTCCAGACCGCCATCTGCAAAGCCGGTCAGCATTTTACTGAATCCCGGTCAGGACGCGAGTTTGCACCGCGCGGCTGATGGTCGTGTCCATCGTGCTCAGCGCCGTCAGACGCAGACCGCCTGATTGCGCATCGCTGTACGGATCGCGGATCAGATCGACCGCCCCCCAAAGCCCGACAAACACAGGTGCCACACCGCCCGCCGATGTCGTCAGCAGCGCCTTGCTTTCCAGCGGATCACCAAATGGTGCGGGCAAGGCGTTATGCGACATGACTACGCTGCCGATGTACTTGGTCAGGCGTTCCCATTCCGTGACCGCCGTGCCTTCGATGAACAGCCCGTCCATCGCGTCCCAAACCTCAGGACGGATCAGCAGACGGACAGCACCCGGACCCGTTGCCGCATTGGCAGTCATAAAGGCCACCACCTCGGAACGGAACGCCGCCCATGTTGCCGCTTCGCTCAGGTCGGTTTCTTCGATGCCCCAAGCCGATGCCCCGGTGAATACGCCCGTTGGTTCGCCAGACGCGCCGGACCCGTTAAAGATGGCCCGGTCCATTTCCTGAGACATAGCCCCGTTCATATCCCGCCGGATTGCCTGTTCCAGCGCAGAACCCGACTGCAACAGCGTCTTGCGTGTGATGCGCATTTGAACGCCAAGCGTGTGATCGGGCTTCAAAGGACGGTCAAGCGTGGTGTACGCGGACGGCCCCGGCACATTGCCTGTTTCCGTAGCCTGCCAGCCTGCCCTCACGGCAGACGTGGTGACAGGCGTTTCCTGCGCCCCGGTGCCGATATTGATCATCTGAACGCCCATCTGAGCCGCGACAGATGCAGGGAAAAGACGCTCAATCAACGGGCGGGTCGCAATCGGATCAGGGGTGCCGTCTGCGATAGTTTCACCAGCACGTGTTTCAAGCGCCGCATATGGTACAGGCACCCCACGAAAGCCGCCTTGACTGCGCAGTTCGGTGACGATCTCAGCCGTTTGACCGGACAGTGCGCGGCCCTCATCAAGGTTCAGGGCGACTTGGCGCAGCTCGAAGCTGGAAACAAGATCGTTCCATTCCTTTTCAGAGCGGGTTTCGAGTTCGGCTCCCGCTTTCCGGCGTTCCTCATCCTCAGAGATAACAGCCGCCCGATACCGGGTTTCTGCAGCGCGATATTCAAGATCAAGATCCGACATGCGCTTCTGATCCTCAGGCGTAGGGTTGTCGTTTGCTGCCAGTTCCGCCAGCGATTGACGGATTTCGGAACGGCGCAGTTCGATTTTCTTAGATGTCAGCATTTGCTTTTCCTTTCATGCTCGACAGAAGGTCACGCCATTCTTGGCGCTTCGGACTGAGGGGCTTGTGACCAACCTCAATGCGGGTTTTTCGGGCGTGGCAGCGTCCACAAAGGCACTGCAAGTTGCCCAGAGAATAGGAAAGTTCGGGGTGTGTTCGGACAGGTCTAATATGGTCAACTTCAAGTCGCCGCCGTTCACCACACTGGACGCATTGCCAGCCGTCACGGTCCAGCGCCTGCATCCGCAGGGCTTTCCAGCGCGGCCCGCGTGTTACTCTGGCGCTATGGCGCTTGTAACCTTGCCTCAGCCCCACGCGATGCGCCCTCCTTTGTGGGAAGGTCTGCCCATGATCCTTGCGCCCTCAGCAACGGCGATTACCGTGGCGGATGCAGCATCGATCCGACCCATAGACCGCGCCTTGGCGAGCTTGAGGTTGTTAGACGGATCGCGCAGCGTCACCGCATCTGCGAAAGCAGAACGCAGCAGCAAAGAAGGTGCGGTCTGGACCTTGCCGTCAAACACGGCCCGCCGGAAACGTTCACAATCTTCGCCGCCATCCTTGAACCCAAACCCGCGCCATATGATCGGACAACGGATGCCCGCCCGGTCAATCGCTTCGCCAAGTTCGGATTGCTTGTATCTATCCGACACCAGCGCCGCGATAGGTTCGCACTCGATATGCGCCATCACCTCGATCAGCCACGGCGCAATCGGCACGGTCTGTTCGCCCAAAGTGGACAGCTCGCCCCGTTCGTTCATCTCGACATAGCGCCCTTGAACGCCATCGTTTGCGCCACGGTCCGAGAGGTTCGGCTTGCTTGGGAAGGTGCCAAGCGCCTCAAGCCTGCCCGTTTCAGGCCAGTAGAACGCAGCCGCCGTCATAGAAGCAGAGCCGCCCAAGTCGACGCCGATCACGCATTGCCCTTGGCGTGGCGGTACCTTTGACACTTCACAGGCCAGCCATTCATCGACCGTCAGCAGCACGTCGCGCGTTTCACCGCTCACCCGCTCATTTCGATTGTAGAGACGGAACGTGGTCAGCGTAGAACCACCTCGCGCAATCGCCCGCCGCGCCTGACCTTGCAACCAATCCAAACTTGAGCCGATACCAGCTGCCGCGCCAGGGTTGGCCTCTTTCAAGCTTTCCAGATCGTCAGCAGGCAAACCGGGTGCAGGTCGATGTTCCTGCCGATAAATGCCGGGTGCATCCTCATCAAGCCAGACTGAGAAAGGGTGCGCATCATCCGCCGCCGATGTTGAAATGATCAGCGCCCGTCCGCCCCGCTTGCCCATACCGGACAGCAGCGCATGTTCTAGAGCGTCCCCCTGATCAGCCGCCCAATGCCCGCGCTCATCCATCAAAATCAACGTAGGCGCAGAGCCAAGCGCAGACTTACCATCAGCAGCAATTGCCCGAATGAAATGCCCTCCGCCATCGCCATCATACTCAATCTCTAGCCGTGGTGACCGCCGGACGGTGAACAACGCCTGTTCGTCCTCAGGCAAAGACCGCATGAACCCCACAACAAAATTGAAAGCGATACGCGCCTGATCCCGTGTCCTCGCCGCAATGAGGATTTCGCGACGGGGCTGTTTATCCCATTTGCCCATCACGGAACCCAAGGCGATGCCAGCAGACAGCGCAGTCTTCGCGTTGCCACGACCGATCGATAGAACGGCCACGTTCACGCCATCAGCCAAAGCGCCTTTGACAAATTTCTTTTGGAACGTCGCCAGCTTGATCAGATCACCAGCCTTCGGCCCCTCAGGGATTGCCAGCGTTTCAAGGAACCGGATTGCCTTAGCTGCCGAGTTCATGCGAAAACCCTCGCTATGGACTGGTCAGCTCTCATCACGGCCATTTTCGGCGCAACCCCTCCGGCATGGACATGGTACGATATCGCCAGAGATTTCGTCCTGCCGGGTATGATTGGTGTTGTGGGTTTCGGCGGGATCATCTTGACTTTGCGTGCCAACGCTCGACTGTCTCTTGAACAGCATGTTCGAGAGATAACCCTAAGAAAAAAAGTTATGAGTAATGGACTTCTGGTGGAGTTTTTGTACGTTAAGGACAACTTAGAGGATAGCTTGAAATTTATTGATGAAATGGCCCCGGATGACAAATTTTTCATTCTGCGCCTTCCTCTTAGCTTCAAATCGATCGACTCCGCAGCAGACCTAGGACTACTCGAAGATACTAAAATCTCATCTGTTTTCACTGGATGGATGGCCATCGAACGGTATCGAGCAAGGGTACTTTCCATCTGCAAAGAGGGTGCTGAAACTACCGACCATCTGGTTTCGGTTCCAAGTTCTTTCGCGCAAACCCATCGGGAATTAATAGCGTCCACGATCGCTCTAATCGAACTTTGCATACCGAGCATTGATGAACGGAGCTCCCAACCCGAACAAGGGACGAAGCACAGCGCGAACGCATAACCCACTACCGCGACGCCCCGTCCAAAGATAAAATGGGGGATTGGGACCAAATGGCAGATCATGCTGTCCCCCCCTCAGCCCGCTGGATTTGTTCGAGCTTGTATCCCCGCTTGATTAACTGCGCGCGCTCTTCATCGCTCATCCCCCCAAAGATGCGCTTTCCCCGGTCAATTCTCTCGGCGTAGAGGCTGACAACATCGGATAGCCCTTCGCTGGGCAAATCCGGTGCGCACGCACTCACGCGGGTTCTTTGATGTTTCTTTGACGGTTCGGGTGCACATTGTGCCGGGGCTAGTGTCGTAGCGTGCGGGGGTTGCTGTCGTGACGTGCGGGGGTGCACGCCTTGCGAGGGTGCATCCTGTGCAGGGGTCAGGGTCAGAAAATAGGTGTTGCACCCGCGTGGCCCTGAGTTCATTTCAACCCGAAGATACCCGCGCGCCACTAGGGCCTTTGTGACAACCTGCGCTTTCCGCAAGCTGCACCGAGCCAACTTGGCGACCCGCGCCATACTCGGATAGCAGCGGCCATCGTCGTCTGCGTGGTTCGCCAGTGCGAGAAGCACTGACGCCTCGTAGATGTCGGTCAACTCAGAGTCCCAAACAAGAGACATGACGCGGATGCTCATGGTCGGGCGACCTCACACTGCGCCGCAGCTTGCGCCTCGACCCAAGTCAGCACGTCAGCCTGCCGCCAGTAGCGGCGGTGCGATATGTAGATGGGCCTGGGAAAATTTAGCGCCGTGTCATTTAGCCAGCGCCAAAGCGACATATCGGATATGCCACCGCAAAGTTCGCGTACGGTCGCAGCGGAAATTAGTTTTTTGTCCATTGGGTGCCTCACGTTTGGTCACGTTAGGCTTCCCAATATTCACACGTTCACGCCCCAAGCGAGGGGGATAAAATGCAGAGGTATTTTATCCCCCCACCAACACCTCGGCGATATTACCCCGCAATGCGGTCTTTTTTCGGTAGAGCTTGGCGAGATCTTTTGAACGATCATCACTATCGTTCTTCTCAAAATCCTCTGCGCACTGCCGCGCTGCCTCAGCAACATTCACACCGTTCGAGCACCTCAAGCGTATGTCATTCATTGCAGATTGGGATTTTTGCGTTGCCCACGGCACCGACGTGGAGGGCCGACCACGTGGTCGCTTATAGCGTGGCATTGACTGCAACAGTTCCAATTCGAGACGCGGATGCCTTCTTAAATTTCCAAGACTGAATGCTGTACCGGCTGGGCTGTCTGTGAGTCCAAGGAAACGCTCACACAGCTTCGTCGCGCGGCTGCGATGCTCATTTTCAGGCCCATTCATAACGCGCCAGAGGTTCACCCACTCCCCTATCCAAGGCCCTTCCAACTGCCAATTTTGGTCAAGGCGCTTTTCATTCTTCTGTGGGTCAATCCTACAAGCAATGTCGGCGCGAAAGCTGTCGAGGGTTCCCGCGATGGCGTGTCCGTCAATTTCGAACAGGCATACTCGAAAGTTTTCGATCTCATCCGCATCTGGCCAAACTGGACGCAATGCGGGTTCGGTCTGGTCATAACGCCAAACCTCAGCTTCGACCCCGATTTCATCTTCGGCCAGAAAAATCATCTCTGACCATGTTATATCCCATTCCCATTCTGAAAATTCCATCAGCCGGCCTTTCCAATTTTCACCACATTTTCAGCCTTGCCATCCAATACTTGCGCAACCAACCCGGCCCAAGCATCCAACGCCCGTCGTTTTTCCTCTGCGTAGTCGTGACGCTGATAAACTGCGACAATGCCGCCGCCTGTCCCGCTGACGTGGTTCAAAACCGCCTCAGTGACACGCACGGCGATACCAAGCCTTGCCATACCCGTGGCTGCTGTCCTGCGCAGGTCGTGAAATGTCCAATGCGGAATATCGACGGCCTTCCCAACTTCGCTTTCAGCAATCGCTTGCATCTGGTCTGCGATGCGTTGTTTTCCCTTGTGGAACCCGCTGAGGGGCGTTTCGCCGGTGGTCGTATGATAAAAACCCCGACCACCTTCAATTTGCTCATTTTCATTCAATATCTTCAAAGCCGCGTCCGACAAAGGAACGTCATGGGCGCGACCGTTCTTTGTCCGGCTGGCTGAAAGTCGCCAAACCGAACCTGTGACTTCCCGGTCTGTCATACTTGCGACCTCATTCAACCTCTGACCTGTCAGCAGCAACATTTTCCCCATCGGCCCCCAAGGCTGCTTAATAGTCTCACAAGCCAGCCAGAACCAACGAATTTCATCATCCGTTAGAACGCGGTCACGACTGACCTCTTTTGCTACGGGTTTGATCCCAATCGCCGGGCTTACCGAAAGAATGTCGCGCTCGACACACCAATTTAAGAATTTATTGAGATAGGCCCGGACCCTATTTGCGGTGACAAGACGTCCGCTATCGACAATTCCATCTAGCAAGTCGATTACGTCACGCTTGGCTATGTCTTGAATGTCACGCTCACCCCATTCTGATACCACATGGCGATCCAATTCACGTTTGACGGTCGCACCGCTTTTGAGGCTGGCAAGGTGTCTCCTGTCGAATTGTTCAATCAGGGTCTTCACTTTGTCGCGCTCTGACAATTGCGCCTCTAACCGCGCGGCTTTCGTCGCCCTCTTTTCCTCAGCCGGATTCTGACCACGTTCAATCTTGTCGATGGCATCCGACGCTGCAGCCCTTGCGGCTGCGATACCGATCATAGGCCAGCGACCTAAGGTCAGCTTCGCAGGCTTCCCCGCAAACCGATACCTGAGCGCCCAAGACTTTGCTCCGCTTGGCTGCACCACCAAGTACAAACCGGATAGCGCCGCGTCGGGCAGCTCCAAACGCCGCATCGGGTCAGGTTTCAGGGCATCCACACCCTTCGCTGTCATAGCCTTTGCCATAATCAATTTTCCCTTTGGGGTAACACGGGGGTAACGTTTTTGAACGACAGAGGCCGTTAGCAATTGATAGAGTATGATACGATAATACTTTATAATATCAACACAAATATAGTATAAGTTATGGTTCCGGGTTGGTGTTCGTTAGGTATCGATAACCTAATAATTTTGACTGTTAATCAATTGGTCGTAGGTTCGATCCCTACCGTCGGAGCCAACTTCCCCTTAGGTGGTTGGTGGTAAACGAAAAAGCGCTCCTTCGGGGGCGCTTTTCGCGTTCTGGGGGCCTGCGTGGCACATCCTTTCCGTTTTAGCTGATGGGG